AACCTTGTAGGTTGGTCTAGCTGGTTCTTGTTGTTGTCCGTTTTGTTCTTCTGTCATATAGTTGATTTTCGTTTACGAAATTATGTAAAATTAATTAAAAAAATTAATTAATATGCTGATCAAATTCCAAAAGCTCTTTGGTGTATTCAGCAACTTTGTATTTAGCTAATAAATCTCCGTAATGACCTACTGCTTTTACTTGTATTGTAATAAATTGTTGCAAGAAAATACCAACTGCGCAATCTTCTTCTTCGGCTTGCTTATAAAGCTCTTTGTACATATTCAATACATCTAGCTCTGTTTCGTATCCAATTTCTAAAGCATCCCCAATTGATTCAACTTTATCTTTCATTGCTTCAATTTCAGGCAAGCTAGCGCAATCGCCCATATCATTCATAAAGTCAACGATAATTTGGTAATGCGTCAATTCTTCTGCACTTTCATCTAAGAAATATTTCTGACTACCAAAGTAACCTAATCTTTGCAATTGGTTAGCCAAATGCTTCCAAAGGTTAGATTGATATAATTCCATTTGAAGTGCCTCTTGCAAACCTTTTCTCATGTTTGCTGATAATAAAGACTTTACCATTATTTTTCTATTTTGGGTGTTTGTATTTGTTTCTTTTCGCTTACTACTATTCTAGCATCTGCTTGTATTCTTTGAGCAATAACTTTTGCTTCTTTTTGAATTTCTGCTTCTTGAATATCTTTGTCTTTCTTGCCCATTTGGATAATGTAATCCCATTGTTTTTCTGCATTGATACGAGCAATATCGACCTCTAATTGAGTTTGTAATGTAACACGCTTCTCTTGCTCTGCAACCTGAACCGCCATAGCATTACCTTGAGATGCTTCCTGAATTTTTTGTAATTCAAATTCTTGTAATTTCTCTCTGCGCTTTTTAATTCTATAAGCTAAGATCATAGACGCCATCTTTAAATTCTTAGTACTCATTACTAATATCTTATCTTCTGGCTCTATAAGTCCTTGGCTATCTCTTATGTTTAATTCTTGAATTAATTGTTGTCTTTCAAAACTAGAAGGTACATCTTCAATAAAAATACCAAACTCATGAATTGAAATATCAGGATTAATTTGGAAAAATTTAACAGTTTCTTCACCTAATGACCTAGCATAACCTTCCACTTTACCTAATTTAACTGCAATCTGAACCTTGCTAACAATAGCATCTGCTAAATCTTGTATTAATTGTTTATCTGCAAAAGCTAATAGATACAAAGCATTGTTTGTACTTTCCATTGCTGCGTTTGCAACTGGAACCAATGTCTTAGCATTTGGAGTAGAACCATCTGTTAATTCATTTAATCCAGATATTTGACGCATCATATCCAAAGTATTTTGCAACTCTTGATATAATTGACCAAACACAGCTAATTGACCTGATGCCTCAATGGATACAGGTTTGTAATTAGGATTTTGACTTAATAAATCTGTTGATCTGTAAGGCACAACAAAGTTTGAGAAAATAAAATCCATAACTTTTGTAGGATTCATTTTTTCTCCACCACCACCAAAATCAACTCCCTCAAGTGCGTTTAAATCAATGTTAATCAAATAAGGAATTAACTTATTTGACATATTTTGTAATTTAAACCAAGTAAGACTAGCTTTATCTTCAAGTGGAATTAATCTTTCTGTAATACCAGCAAAGCGCATCTTATAAAAATTCCAAGAATAAAGCTGAATATTTAATTTAGTATCCCACCAAGATGATGGTTTTCTGATTTGATTCTCTGACATACCCCAATCGTACATATAGTCCGTTTGGATAAGCCACTTACACTTGTAAACTACCTTACGAGTAACAGGCATGAAAACTGGTTCTGCTTGACCTTTCATGGTAAAATCTATCATGTTAGGTATAGTTCCCATTTTATCAATAACACCTTCTTTGGTTACAGATAGCTTAGTTGCGTCTTGATATTTTGTCTTGCCAAATCTTACATTGCCTCTGTTGTCTACTTCTTCTTTGTATGTATAATCGTTCCAAGATAAAAATTCAAAATCCAAAACAAGCACTTTAAATCTATTCCAATATTTAGAATAGTCAGTACCATACATAAAGTTTGATGGATTACCAAAACGACCTGCTACGCTTTGTACAATTTGATTCATTTGCTCTACTGTAAACCACGGAGCAAGATCACCTACATATACTTCTCTAACTTCACCCCAATGCACTAAATCTGAAAAATCATTTTTAGCACAATAAGACAACACCATATTTTCAGGGTTAATCTCTCTTAATTTTACTTGACCATTTTCATCTATGTATTCTGTATAACCGCCCATTCCAAAATCAAAAAGATTTTCTATTGTGCGTTTTCTTTTTTCTTCAAATTTATTTTGATACATTGCTAAAGATGCTGCCATCTCTGCTTCCATAGACATAACGTGCTTGTATCCAAATTGCTCCTCCATTTTTAATTGCTCTAAATCTTGAGCTTCGCCCGGCTGAGGCGCTAACACCGGGCTATTAAGCAATTCTTGATTACCTGCTTTTTGTGCTGCTTCTCTCATTAAAATCTTTACCTTCATTTCGGTAAAGTAATTATCTTCTTCACTTTTAGCAATTGGATCTACCGCAAATGCATTTATATCATATCTTCTTTGAACTAATTTTGATATTGCTATCTCTCTAAACTTTGTTAAAAAAGATGGCGGAGTCCAATCAATGTTCAACCAAGTTTTATCTTGTTGTTCATCGACATTTAAAAGTTTTTTATATTTAGTTGTACTTTGTCTACCTAATGCATATTCTCTAATTTCGTTCATTTTGGATTGACCAAAATTTAACATATTGTTAGGAACATACCCTCTTGAATCACCCCACGCAGCTTTGCAGTATTGTAGTATCCAATCGTATCCTTTTTCTCTAGGATCTATCTGCTGGTTAGGGTATGTGTTGGTGGCCTGTTGCATTATACTAATGAAGATTTAATTAACCAAAATTAATTAAAAGTAAATAAAAAAAACAAATTAAATTATATTAATTAATTTAATATAATTTTCTGCCTTCCAATAAGCTATCATAATTCATTTCCATTTTTGTGTTATATGAAAATCCATTGTATTGGATAGCGATAAAAGGATCGGAAACCACATACTTGCCCAAGCCCCCTAACGCACGGTCTATATGCTCATCCAACGGCGTATTTAGGTATGTATCGTAGAACCTGCTATTGACTATGTAACAGTGAAAACCGGTAAAATTATCTACTGTTTGGTCTTGGCGAATCTCTCCAATGTATATGCCACTTAAATATATATCAAAATCTAATGGCTTATTTCTTAAAAAGTACGAAAAACTATCCGGATTGGTAAAATGAACATCGTCCTCCATTATACATATTTCAGGCAACCCCATGTCTTTGGCATACTGAACGCACTGCTTGTGGGCTACGTTAATTGCCTTTTTAACCGAATGAGAATCATATACAGCCGGGAAAAAAGAAAAATCTTTAATACCCTGCTCCTTAAATTCATTCATTAACCTATCAAATCTATCGCTAGCGTCAAAGTTATGAATTACCGCTATCTTCATTTAGCTTCTGTATTATGTTATTTAAAGCCCCTTGGTAAGTATAATACTTATTGTATATTTCTTTAATTTTTAGCTGCTTTTCAACTATATCTATACTTGGGATACTATTTAAAATTGGGACTATTTTATGGGCATCTTCTGCTTTTATAATCACCCCATAATCTTCAAAATTGGCATCAAAACAATCAATAAACTGGTCACTAATATAAACAGGAATAGTTTCGTATTGGAGGCACTCGGCTATTCTAAAGCTGTTTAAACCATACCCTCTAGGGCATAATCCAAATATAGATTGGCTGACAATGCCGCAAAATCTATTAACATCGTGTTGTTCTTGAGATATGTAATAATCTGGATTTTGTATACCAAATACATAATTTCTTATTGGGTGAGTATTAGTGCCAATAAAAGAAGCAAAAATTGTTTTTTTGCCATTCCATTTAAAACTATGTGGCATACAAAGCAAAGGTATTTCTACCCCTTCTTTCTTACTCATATTAAATACCAATATATCTAAGTCTTTAAAGTCAACCAAGACACCATCATCGTATTGGCAAATTGTCCAATATTGCTGATTTCTAGGTAATGCATCTACATAGTCTTGTAGGCTTTTCCTAGCTACTGGATCATTGCCGTAATTGTTATTTACATGATATGATGTCCAATGAACTCGCAAATAAGACCTTCCGTTAAAATCTGGTATAAACCTAGAAGATACCCATTCTTCAAAAATGGTATAATTTTCAAAGGGATAAACCGTGTTTATGGTAGGCATAAACTCCTTCGGTACGTCTATCATATATTATATTTTCTTACATAAAGCGCATCAGTCCATGTATCTGCAACCCAACTACCCGTTTCAACTCTTTCAAAACCTCGTTGCAGCATAAAATAATCTAAATCATCAATTAACATACATCCCTTATATGTTTCTTTCATATTAACTTCTAACAATGCATAATCTATATTTTTAATTAAATCACCCATACCTTCAATAGCCAAATGTTCTGCGCCTTGAAGATCTACATTAAGAAAGTTTATGTTTTTAAAACTATAGCCATCAAACAGAGTATCAACTCTTTTAGTTTTCATTGCTATCTGTTCTATGTAATGTACTTCTGGATGAATTAAAAGGTGAGTACCAAGCTCAAGCATTGACGAACTTTGGCTTTCATTATTTGACACATTAAAAACCACTTCATCATTATCTACATTACTTAGACAAGCATTAAAAGCTCTTTGCTTTTCATAAGGCTCTATGTTTTTTACCAATTCTAAATAAACAGATGGTATTGCTTCAACCCATAAAACATCCCCCTTGCAATAATTATCATACTCTTTTCTTTCTTGCCCGGTTGATGCGCCTAAATGAAGAACGCCTTTTATATCTAACTTATGCTTGTTGACTAAGTAGTCAAATGATATCATCATATATTCTTGTTTTTGTTAACTTGCTCATTAATCCAAACATATAAATTATCTAAACCATTTTTTAAAGGCTGGTTTGGACGCCAACCTAAAACTTGCTCTATTAAATCGTTATTTGAATTTCTTCCTCTTACCCCTATTGCATTGGATTCTATATTCTTTATTTTAATATTTTTACCTGAAATTTTAATAATTGTTTTAGCTAACTCATTTATTGATACCATTTCATCCGAACCAATATTAACTGGTTTTCTATAATCACTTTCAAGCAATCTCATTACACCTTCTATGCATTCATCTATATATAAGAATGATCTTGTTTGTAATCCATCACCCCATATTTCTATTTCTCCACCATCTTCTGCTTCGCAAACCTTTCTAGTCAGTGCTGCTGGGGCTTTTTCTTTCCCGCCGTGCCATGTGCCTTCTTCACCAAATATGTTATGAAATCTAGCTATTCTTATATCAAGACCGTAATTTCTATAAAACGAATCAAATAATATTTCGCTAAATATTTTTTCCCATCCATAAGGGCTGTCAGGATTTGCTGGGAAACAATCGCTTTCTTTTAAACCTTTATTATCTGTTGACTCTTGTATTTCTTGTGGATATGCACAAGCGCTTGATGAAAAGAATACTTTTTTAACACTACATTTAGATGCGTAAAAAGCTACATTCAAATTAACTAAAGCTGAATTATGCATAACATTTGCATCATTGTCGCCTGAAAAAATATAACCGGCTCCGCCCATATCAGCAGCCATTTGAATTACTAAATCAAATGCATTTTCCTTATCTAATAAATAGTTTTGATAAGGACACCACAAAGCTCTGCTTACTAATTCTTGATCTCTCAAATCTCCAATAATAAATTCATCGGCTTGAGTGTTTGAGTGTTCGGGATATTTTAAATCTACACCTCTAACCCAATAACCCTCTTTCTTCAATCTTTTTACCATGTGGCTTCCTATAAATCCTCCTGCGCCACAAACTAAAGCTGTTTTCATGTTAAAATTTATTTAATTTTAAATACCATTGTTTTTTAAACCACCATAACCCCCATCCGTTAGTAGTTTCTTCTGAATGTAAAACTTTTTCTGCTTCAAATTCTCTATCTGCAATATCTGATCTAACAAATATTTTTGGTACAATTTGACTTACTGCTCTATTTACTTCATCTGCATTGAAATCATGGCCTGCAAGTATGCCTTCATCTTTTACTTTATTATACCATTCAATTACTTCTTGCTTAGTTTCTTTATATGTATGTGATGAATCAATATAAACAAAATCTAAAAACCCATCATTAAACATTTTAGCACATTCTAAACTTGGATAAGGCATTACTTCTATATAATCGCCCAAACCGCTTTTTATAATGTTTTCGTATATGGTTTTCATTTGAAAAAAACCACCGTAGCCCATATTGTCTATTGCATAAATTTTAAAATCTTTACCCAAGTTTTTTAATTCTTGTGCTAAATATATAACACTATCGCCATTTGCAACACCGACTTCTGCTAGTCGTGCGTTGTTGGGTAACTCTTTTGCAATTCTTTGATAGAAATGCTGAAAATCAAACATAATTAAATCATTCATAATTTTATCCATTCAGGTTTAACAATATCGCTAGTGTCTAATCCGCACCATCCCTCACTAAACCAAAATTGCGGAAAGATTACTTTTTTATCTTCATTTTTATTTAAATACGCACCCCACCAAGAGAATGTAGATGGTGAACATATTTGATGCTCGCACCAGCTCATTTCTATAAGATCGGATTGCTCGTCTGTATTTCCAGAATATTCACAATCGCTTCTATGCGCAAACGCTTCTATACACCAAGAAATGTCATCAGAAAAGAATTTAAACTTATAATCAGGAAACATACTCATTGCCTTCTCATACCATTCTATTGTTACTTCCGGATGCTTATCTCTTAATGTTACATAATCGCCTCGTCTTACATGGATAGAAACATAGCCATCCATTTTTTTATATGGGAAATTTAACAAGTAAAGTATTTCATTACGATAGTCGTCAAAGTATTTAGCTGTCTGTCTGTATCCTTCAATTATAATATTCTTGTCTTTCCATGATGGATCGTATGGCAAATCTTCGTAAGAATGTTTTGTTTCCCATATTTGAACTTTTTCACGTCCGGGATTATAGCTATCGTTTATTAAATGCGGGCAATAGATAGGATTCCATTTTGGGTTGCTAGTTTCGTTTGGAACGGTAAAATCTAAATCATGCTTTAGCGCATAGGCCATAGCAGCCGAGCATTCAAAAAGAAAATTGCCAAGACGGCCCGCGTTATTAAAAGTTACCATATTATATATGTTTCCAGATTCTATAATTAACTATATCAAGAATATTTGTTTTACTTATGTTATATTCTTTTGCCAATTTCCTAGATGGATTTTTAATTGGATTGTATTTTGCTCTTATTTCCAAAACTTTTTCATTATTTAATTTTGAATAAGGATGCATTTCTCCCTTATTATCAATCTTATTTTTTAATGTTTCACTTATTTTTCTTTTATTTTCTTCTGACCTAACCTTGCCAATATTCATTTTACCCATCTTTATAGCTTGCTCGGCGGTTCTATATTTTGCAAAAATTTCATCAAGATGTTTAGGCATTTTTCTTCCTAAATTAGATTTTATTAATGCCTGCTTGGTTTTTTTTGGCATTACCTTACCTATCTTTTTCAAAGTTAATCTGTCTATCAACTCTTGGGACATCTTACCGCCTTGACATCCCCCTTCTCTTAAATTAAATAATTTTATATTTGCAGACCTATAAAAATCAATATATAAAATCTCATATTCATTTAAAACATTTTGGCTTACATCACTAGGTAAAATATGCAATATTTCAAATTTATGATTATCATGCCCATACTTGTTAAATGAATTTTTTAAAAACTCATTCCTGCTAGACGACTTATGTTGTCTAAACCTAGCAGATATATTAACACTTTGGCCAATATAAACTTTTTCAGTAGGAGATGTTATCTTATAAATACCCTGCATAGGGGATAAAGTTAATTAATTTAATTTAATTCCCTAATTTTTTCTATTAATTTTTCTCTAAAATCTCCTGTTCTTTGCACATTGTTTATGTAATGCGATTGATCGTGGACTAAGTGATTATATCTTAAACCGTCAACTATGTGGATTATACGACCCGACATTAGCCAATTATAATTTTGAAATAAGCTATCACTAGTTACCGGATCTATTTCAGCATTCCACACCTCGCAATAAGAATGTTTATTTACAAAATAGTTCATGCAGTTTAAGCAAGTTTCAAACATTGGCTTGTCTATATACTCGGATAGGTTATTCTTAGTTACAATTAGGTTAGCGTATTCTGTATAATTAAACATTGGCATAGCCCAATCTGGTGCCAATACCGTGTCTTTATCCCATTCTTGCTCATATATCTTATCCAAATAGTCTGTGTCTATTTCATTGTCAGAATCAAGTATGATACAATAATCCGTTGTTGATAGGCTTATAGCCACATACTTGTTTGCATAACAATCTCTGTTGCTTAGGTTTCTAAATAGTTTAACCTTCTCTAGCTTATCACATTCTTGCTTTAATTGGTTATAAATAGGCAAATCACTCATGTCGTCCACTATTACAATGTTTTTGACACGAGGATCGTCATATACCTTGCTAAAACTTTTTAATGTCATTTCTACCCTATTCCAAGTTGGGATACATATACAAATTTCTCTCATAAATTTCCTAGTTTTTGATAATATCTTTGTTCTATAAATGGCTGCCAGTCAATAAAGGTATTACCTATATCTGATACGCCCGGCCTTTGAGTGCATAAAAGTGGATAAGTAATGTAAGTTGTGCCATGGCATTGTATCTTATTTACAATACAATTGTCTATTGGAGCTTCCAAAACGGCCATTAATATCTCCTTCATCCCGTGCAATGAAATTGCCCAAGCATGGGTTGCATATGCGTTTTCTACCAATAATAGGTTAGGCGAGGCTCTTAGCTTAAATCCCGTAGTGCATTGCGCCCCAAGATAAAGAATATCCCATGTAAGAGGTAACTGCTTTACAACCTCATTCATTGTATCGTTAGGGTTACCACAAGAATCAACAAACATAGCGTCATCTTCAAATATCAACACTGACTCCCATTCGTTTTTTACTGCTTCTCTAAATATCTTCTCTACTGTTATACGCAATCCTTCTGCCCCATTTTCGTGCTTTGTGGCATTGACTAATTCGTATGGGATATTCCACTTGTAAAGCTGCTCGGCAATCTCTACCAATCTGTCTGTTCTTTCCGGCAAGTTTATAACAAATATTTTAGTAAAAAAGTTAGTCCAAGACATTACGCTATTTTAGTTTGTGGGAAAAAATCAGTCAGCTTGAATTTAGCTTCAGGCTTTTTAAAGTTTGCTCTTTTGTAATAGTCAGCAAATAAAGTCCATCCGCCTCCCATTACTAAGTCAGATACCTCTGTTTCGTTCACATTAAACTTAATCAATCCATCATATTTGTCGTCTATTAATTCTGGGTATATTATCTTTCCTTCTTTGCCATGCGTTAAAATGTATTGCTCCCAAAGATTTACCATTAGGGCTTTATTATCCGCATTAGGATCTACCCCGTAATTTGATTTATCTGGCAATCTTATCAGAAACGATTCGCAATAATTGTCAACAAAGAACTTTCGCAAGCCACCATCCATCTTTGCCTCTATTAGCATTTGGCCTCCATAAGCAAAGCATTGTAGCACCATATCCATATGAAACAACTCTACCATTTTAGGTCTTGCGTGGTATTTGGAAACAAACATCATATTATAAACAGGATCGTTTATGCCTATATCATACCTATTCAAAACTAAGCTAGTTGCCTTTGAACCTTCTCCATGTTCAACCACTGAGTTTTGGAATGGATCGCATCCCATTATAAACTGCACTGAATTTTTAGGTAAAAATAAATTACCCCTTCTTGTGTATGTTTCGCCTTTTGTTATTTTAAAATTCTTAGCTCTAGTCCATCTTGCTGCTTCTTTGCTAGTCGTTTCCCATACTGCTTCTGTAAATGGCACTCCGTCTTTCCAAGTCCAATTACCATATTCAAGCACTTCTTTCTCATTAATTTTGGCTATTTCATAAAGGTCGTTAAGCAATACCGCATCAAAATGACAATTGGTATTTCTAAGCATGAACATCTCCCTTTCATCAAAAGGGTTCATTCTTATCTCCTCCTCTAACTGAACGGCTTCTAATTGCTTACGCTTGGCTAATAAGTATTCTTTAGCTCCCAACCTAACATCTTCTTCATTTAAATCGCCTGCACCAACGTAATTATCAACTAAATATTTATATTGTTCTTCTGTTGGTGGCCCGATTACACTCATGCCATATCGATCAATAAAGCCTAGATAACCATCATACGCGGGCGAGAAGTACTTAACCAAACGATTTGGCGTCTTGGCGTATTTCAAATGATCGGCAGCATCCCATACTATCTTAAACTCCTCACCCCCGCTAGTCATACTGTTCGAGGTTGATGGACATTCAATAAATCCTACTCTCTTGGCACCTTTTACCAATGTTTTACTTACAATGGATAAGAATGTCGAGAATGGCGTTTCTTTTGCCCATTTTCCGCCTTCATCAAATAAAC